AGTGATACACTCAAACAATTACCTAGTTTTGAACATGACCCCACCCTATTTTCTAGAATGCCCAATAATATCAACAACTTACATTTATACTGGTCAAATTTTGTACAGAAAAAGGGGTAGGAATCCTAGTGCCTAAAAAAATTTTGCAAAAAAAGTTGACCTTTAGTTTGTCAATAGGCAAAATATGTTAAAATTTATTACACTTTTGTCTTAAGGATTACCCTTACTAAGGATTACCCTTATACGCTTGCAGTAACTATTACTAGGTATGCCTTATTTTTAAATTAAAAGGTATTCTTTCAAGAGTAATCCTTACTAGTGAAATCCTTACAAGAGTAATCCTTGTTATTGGAAAGGCGAGTACCGCTTGGAAATTGATCAAAATTTAATCAATAATTTGGATAGCATTCCTGTTGAAGACAAGCAGGAGATACTTAGCCTTCTTGAGCAGCTTGATGAAGCGAAGAAGCTTGAGGCTGCTAGGGCAGGGTTTATAGATTTTGTACGCACGATGTGGCCTGCTTTTATTGATGGTGAGCATCACAAGATAATGGCTTCGGCCTTTGAGCGTATTGCTAATGGTGAGTTAAAGCGGTTGATTGTTAACATGCCGCCCAGACACACTAAAAGCGAGTTTGCTAGTTACATGCTCCCGGCTTGGTTCTTGGGGCAATACCCGAATAAGAAGATAATACAAACCGCCCACACAGCAGAGCTTTCGGTTGGGTTTGGTAGGCGGGTTCGTAACCTCGTGGATAGCGAGGACTTTAAGAAGGTTTTCCCAGAGCTGACTCTTAGGCCCGACTCCAAGGCCGCTGGGAGATGGAGTACCAGTGCTGGTGGCGAATACTTCGCTATTGGTGTTGGTGGTGCTGTAACTGGTAAAGGTGCAGATCTGCTCATTATCGATGATCCCCACTCGGAGCAGGAAGGACAGAGTGCCGACCCCACTGTGTTTGATCGAACCTATGAATGGTACACATCCGGGCCTCGTCAGCGACTTCAACCGGGAGGCGCTATTGTTATCGTGATGACGCGATGGCATATGCGTGACTTAACCGGGAAGATAACTAAGTCTGCCTCTCAACGGGCTGGAACCGATGATTGGGAGATAATTGAGTTCCCCGCTATCATGTATGAGGGGACTGAGAAAGAGAAATCCTTATGGCCTCAGTTCTGGAGTAAAGTAGAACTAGATGCTCTTAAAGCGGAACTACCGCCTTCTAAATGGAATGCACAGTACCAACAGAACCCCACTGCTGAAGAAGGGGCGCTGGTTAAGAAGGAATGGTGGAAGATCTGGGAACATGAAAGACCGCCTCCCTGCGAATTTGTTATTCAGTCTTGGGATACAGCCTTCCTAAAGACACAAAGATCTGACTACTCTGCCTGTACAACGTGGGGCGTTTTTTATGCGCCGGACGATGATGGCATGAGCCAGCCCAACATTATTCTTCTTGATGCTTACAAAGAGCGTTTAGAGTTCCCAGAGCTTAAAAAGAAAGCGCATGAGATGTGGCAGATGATGCAACCAGATGCGTTTATAGTGGAAGCTAAGGCGGCTGGAACCCCGTTGATTTTTGAATTAAGAGCGATGGGCATTCCTGTATCTGAGTACACCCCCTCTAGAGGTAATGACAAGATAGCTAGAGTTAATGCTGTCGCGGATCTATTTGCTTCTGGTGTAGTGTGGTGTCCAGAAACTCGCTTTGCTGAAGAGGTGGTGGATGAGTTCGCTGCTTTTCCTGTAGGAGAGCATGATGATTTGGTTGACTCATCGACTCAGGCACTGCTTAGGTTTAGGCAGGGCGGCTTCTTAAAGCTACTAAGCGATGAAGAGGACGAGCCATTCTATGGCAAAAAAGCCAGTTACTATTGATCTTCAGGAAGAAGAGAGAAAGATAGAGGCTGAGATAAGGGAATGGTCCTCCAGTATTATTGAGGCTCCTAATCCTAACTTTCAGAATATCCCTACTTGCCCTTATGCTAAGGCGGCTTGGGAAAAGAATTTAGTCAAGATTGTGTTTGATCATAAAGGCAGAGACGGTAAGTTACTAAAGTATCTCTCTAGCTATGACGATGACTATGATTTAATTATTATCGTTGATACGGATTATGAAGAAGATCAAGAAGCTTTTCATGATAGTATTAGTGAAGTTAATGAATTAATAAGTAAAGATGTTTGGGGCAATTCAGATTTGTGGATTATGGGGTTTCATCCCTATGATGATGAGAATGATGCTCTAGATAGCGAAAGCTTTGAGCCTATTAGTGATTACAGCTATGGTTTGATTTTTGTTCAAAGGCTTTCTTTTTTACAAGAGGCTGCTAACAAGCTTGAGCTTCAGGGTTATTATAATGTTTACAAAGATGACTCTGATATAAATCAGATGTATAAAGTTCGCAAAGACTATTACAGGAGACTGAAGCATGGCAATGGGAAAGAAAGTAGGGCCAGCTAAAAAGAAAGTTGGTATGCGTGGCGGTAAGACTGTTGCTAAGAAAGTAATGGGCATGAGGTCTGGTAAGAAAGTTAAGAAGCTTACGAAAATGAAGTCTGGTGGTCAGTGCCGTGGAATGGGTGCTGCAACTAGGGGCGGGAACTTCGAGGTCGTTTAATGGCTGTTGAAAAGTCTTTAGTCAGTAATCCGCTTGATATTGATAGCGAAGAAGCTGTCGAGGTCAACATAGTTAACCCAGAGTCAGTTTCTATTGAAACCGAAGATGGAGGCGTTATTTTGGATTTCGATCCAAATGGCGGCTTTATGGACGAGATGGAGCATGGCGCTAATCTAGCTGAATACATTGAGCCTCAAGTGTTAGACATGATTGCCTCAGATCTTGTTGGCATGTATAACGCTGATAAAGAAAGTCGCTCTGATTGGGAAGAGTCTTACGTTAGAGGACTAGATCTTCTAGGTCTTCGCTTTGAAGATCGCACAATGCCTTGGGCTGGAGCCTGTGGTGTTTTTCACCCAATGCTTTCTGAGGCTGTCGTTCGCTTTCAAGCGCAGACAATACAAGAGATATTCCCTGCCAGTGGACCAGCAAAGACTTCTATCGTAGGCAAGCTCACTGATAACAAGGTTAAGCAAGCTAGTCGTGTTCAAGACTATTTAAATTATTTAATGACACAGAGAATGTCTGAGTATCGGTCTGAAACCGAAAAGCTTTTATTCTCTTTGCCTATTGCAGGATCAGCTTTTAGAAAAGTTTACTTTGATCCTAATCTTAACAGGCCGTGCAGCATGTTTGTTCCGGCAGAAGATTTTGTTGTTAGTTATGGCGCTTCTGATCTAAAGACATGCGAACGTGCAACGCATGTAATGAAAAGAACCCCTAACGATATAAGGAAACTTCAAGTTTCTGGGTTCTATAAAGACATTGAGTTACCAGCTCCTACTCCAGATATTGGAGAAATACAAGAAAAGTACAATAGATTGACTGGTGATAGCGCAAATTATGAAGTTGACCACAGACATACACTGCTGGAAATGGTTGTTGACTACGATCTTCCCGGTTTTGAAGATGTGCAGGGTGGAGAAGAGACTGGCATAGCTTTACCTTATGTAATTACTATCGATAAAGGCTCTCGAAAGATCTTATCGATCAAGCGTAACTGGAATGAAGAAGATCCGCAGAAATTAAAGGTAGAACACTTCGTTCATTATACTTATTTGCCGGGATTAGGGTTCTATGGCTTCGGTTTAGTCCACATGATAGGTGGATTAAGCCAGTCTGCGACCTCATTACTGCGGCAATTAGTGGATTCAGGTACGTTAGCTAACCTTCCGGGTGGTTTAAAGGCGCGTGGCCTTAAGATTAAGGGGGATGACACCCCAATTATGCCGGGAGAGTTCCGCGATGTGGATGTTCCGGGCGGAACCATCCGCGATAACATCAGTTTTATGCCGTATAAGGAGCCGTCTAACGTTCTTTATCAGCTTTTAGGGGACATTGTGTCGGAAGGTAGGCGATTTGCCTCTGCTGCCGACGTAAAAGCCTCTGATATGAACTCCGAAGCCCCTGTTGGTACAACATTAGCCATACTTGAGCGCGAAATGAAGGTGTTAAGCGCGGTTCAAGCGCGTGTTCACGCTGCAATGGGGGCAGAATTAAAGATATTAAGCCGATTAGTGCATGATTATGGGCCGCAACGCTACCCATATGATGATGAGCAGCAACCACTAGCGGCAGAAGACTTCGATGATCGCGTAGATATCATTCCTGTTAGCGATCCGAACAGTGGAACGATGGCACAGCGCATTATGCAGTACCAAGCTGCGCTGCAACTCTCCGTCTCAGCTCCACAAATGTACGATCTACCACTACTTCATCGTCAAATGATAGAAGTTCTGGGCATAAGGGATGCAGATAACATTATCCCAACGGATAAAGACATTAAACCTACAGATCCTGTGACTGAAAACATGAACATCATTAATGGAGAACCCATTAAGGCGTTTGCTTATCAGGATCATGAAGCGCATATACAGACTCACATGTCAGCAATGGAAGATCCTAAGCTATTGAAGATACTCTCGATGGCTCCTGACGCTAAAGTGAAGCAGGCAGCAATGATGGCGCATATCTCAGAGCATGTGGCCTTCTCCTATCGACAACAGATAGAAAAAGAACTTGGTGTAGAACTGCCGCCACCAGAAGAGCAATTACCAGAAGACATTGAAAGTAGGCTATCTAAGCTCGTTGCTCCTGCTGCCGCACAACTTACCGGCAAAGACAAGAGAGAGATGGAAGCCCAGCGCATTCAGGAGCAGATGAAAGATCCAATCGTCCAGCTCCAACAAGCTGAATTACAACTTAAGGCAAAGCAAGCCCAAGACAAAGCCGCAACTGACATGGCGAGAATTCAAGTGGATCTCGAAAAGAGTAGAGAGAAGAACGAGCTTGAAAGAGAAAAGCTTTCTCAAGAAGTCAGAGTTGAAGGGGCTAAACTTGGTGTTCGTGTAGCTGAGGATTCATCTAGAGAGGAAATAGAAAAGTCTAGAATGAAGTCAAAGGATATGCTTGAAGGCGTTAAAGTCGGTGTTGAAATAGCGAAGGAGCTATCTGGTGAATGATGTTTTTAGTAACAATGCTTTAAAAGTTCTGAAAGATAATATCCGAGTAATGATGAATGATGTAAGCGATCATATTAGTACGGGTAGCTGCAAGAACTATGATGAATACTCTAAATGCTGCGGGATTATAGAAGGTCTTGCTATGGCTGAAAGAGAAATTCTTGATCTAAATCAAAAGATTGAGAACGCTTAATTCTCCGCATGTTGCGGTGCAAGGTGACTCTGGACACTAAATTCCAGTGCTAAGGAAATAACATGAGTGAAGCTGCTAGTGTGGAAGTTGAATCAGTTACAGCAAAGGCTGAGACAAGTGACAATAAAGATGTCGAGTCAAAGCCTAGTCAGTTGCCTGAACCTTCTGGATATAAAATTTTAATAGCATTGCCTGAAGTTGATGAGAAGACTGAGGGTGGAATCATTAAGGCACAACAAACAAAACAGCTTGAAGAAGTTGGATCTATTGTTGGTTTTGTCATGAAGCTTGGCCCAGACGCTTATCAAGATAAGGAGAAGTTTCCTAATGGTCCTTACTGTAAAGAGGGCGATTTTATTTTGATGAGATCTTATTCTGGAACTAGGTTTTCTATACATGACCGAGAGTTTAGACTTATTAATGATGACAGCGTAGAAGCTATTATTGATGATCCAAGGGGCATTAGAAAAATATGAGTGATGCAGAGCAAGTACAAGAAACTAGCAGTGAAGATAAATTTTTTGGTGTCAAGACTCAGATTGGTAAGAAGTCCGAGCCAGCTCCTCAAGAAGCAGCAAGCGATATTGAGGTTACGATTGTTGATGACACACCAACGGAAGATAAAAACAGACCTACGTTTAGTGATGACACCCCAGCCGATGATGGTATTACGGAAGAGGATCTCAAGGGCTACACTGGATCTGTTCAAAAAAGAATTAACAAGCTTCGTGCGATTAATAACGATGATCGTCGTAAGCGTGAAGATGCTGAGAAGCTTCGTGATGAAGCTGTTCGCGTTGCTCAAGAGCTTGTAGAAAAGAACAAAAACTATCAGTCTATGATAGATCGTGGCGAGACAGCTTTGATTGATTCCGTCAAGCAAAAAGCAAAGCTTGATTATGAAAACGCCAAGCAGGGATATAAAACTGCATACGAAGAAGGCGATACTGATAAGATACTTGCTACTCAAGAAGCTTTAAATCTTGCTCAATATGAGTTAAAAGAGATAGAAAGAAAAGAACAAGGCAGACAATTTGCCCAACAAACTAGGCAGGCTCAGGCTCAGAATGTTGCTCAAGTCCAAGAGCAGCAACAACCTCAGCCTCTTTCTAGTAAGCAGGTTAATTGGAAAGAAAATAATCCTTGGTTCTTAGATCCTAATCATAAGGACATGACTGCCTTAGCTTATGGATTGCATGAGAAATTAATAAAGGATGAAAGATTAGACCCAGCAAGTGATGAATACTATAATAGGATAGACGCTACAATGCGTCAGAAATTTCCTGAATACTTTGGTGCAGATGAAAGCTATGGGAGCAATGTTCCATCTACACCTAGTAGGGCAAACGTGGTGGCCCCTGCCAATAGAAATAATGGCGCAAAACCACGCACAGTAGAACTAACTCCCAGCCAAGTTTCTCTCGCAAAGCGACTTGGACTCACTAACGAGCAATACGCCAGACAACTCATGAAGGGGTAATTAATGGCTAATCAGCGCACACCACGCTCTAACGAGAGCAGACAAACCGAAGCTAGAACTTCTGATAGTTGGTCTCCAGCATCAGTGTTACCTGTTCCTGCACCTAAAGACGGCTGGGCTTTTCGATGGATAAGAACCAGCGTTCTGGGACAACCTGATAACACTAATGTCTCTCAGAAAATGAGAGAAGGCTGGGTTCCTGTTAAGGCAGATGATCATCCAGAGATGCAAGTCATGTCTGATTTAAACTCGCGTTTCGTTGGTAACATCGAAGTTGGTGGACTTTTGCTTTGCAAAGCTCCTCAAGAAGAGATGGACAAGCGACAAGAGTATTACCAGACAATGGCTGCTCAACAGATGGAATCTGTAGACAATAGCTTTATGAGGGAAAACGATCCCCGTATGCCTCTATTGAAACCTGATAGGACTACGAGGACTTCATTTGGCAAAGGCTGATACCATTAGGTTCGGCCTAACATTGAGGTATTAATAATGGCTGCAACCGCAACCCCTATGGGAGCGGAACCAGTTGGCACTTTATCTGCCAGCGGTTCTTTCTCCGGCAAAGTGCGGCATATTAAGATTGCTAGTGGCTACGCTGCTAACATCTTCTATGGCGACTTTGTAAAAATGGTAGCTGCTGGTGTCGTTCAAAAAGACACTGGTACTACTACATTAACTCCTGTTGGTGTATTTATGGGCTGTGCTTACACAGATCCGGGTACTAAACAGATGACATTCTCTCAGATGTGGCCCACAGGAACAGTAGCTTCTGATGCTGTTGCTTATGTCATTGATGACCCCGACGCTGTATTCAGGATGCAGGGCGATGCTGCTTTAGCTCAATCTGATCTTGGTAACAATGTCGCGGTTGTACAGACTGCGGGTTCAACTGATATAGGCCGAAGCAAAAATGCTTTGGATAGTTCAACTGCCGCAACAACTGCTACACTTCCTTTGCGAATTGTAGAATTTGTTAACGGCCCAGACAGTGCAGTTGGTGATGCGTTTACTGATGCCTTAGTGTTCTTTAACTTTGGTGACCATCAGTATCGTCAGCATACTGGCACAGGCACATAAGGAGGCTAGAGAATGGCTATTTCAAGAGCGCAAATGCTCAAAGAGCTACTTCCGGGCCTTAATGCCCTGTTTGGCTTAGAGTATGAAAAGTACGAAGACGAGCATACAATGATTTACGATAGTGAATCATCTGACCGTTCGTTTGAAGAGGAAGTCAAGCTGAGTGGTTTTGGCGCGGCTCCTGTAAAGGCTGAAGGTAGTGCAATATCTTACGATTCTGCACAAGAGTCTTTCACAGCCCGTTATAACCACGAGACCGTAGCAATGGGTTTCAGCATCACAGAAGAAGCTATGGAGGATAACCTCTATGACTCTCTGTCTGCTCGTTACACAAAAGCTTTGGCACGAGGCATGGCTTACACGAAGCAAGTTAAATCTGCTTTCCCCCTTAACAATGGTTTCTCCAATGCCTTTCAATCTGGCGATGGCGTAAACTTGTTCACTGCTGCTGGCGATGGTGTTGCTGGTGGTAATGGTCATCCACTTGTTAATGGTGGTACTAACAGCAACCGTCCGGTAACTGCTGCTGATTTGAATGAAGTCTCTTTGGAAGACGCTGTAATTAACATTGCTGCGTATACCGATGAGAGAGGTCTTCTTATCGCTGCTCGTCCTCGACGTTTGATTGTTCCGCCTGCATTGATGTTTGTTGCTACTCGCTTGCTGGAAACAGAAGGTCGAGTCGGTACAGCCGATAACGACATCAACGCACTTCGTAACAACGGTTCTATTCCTGAAGGATATAGCGTCAATCATTATTTGACTGACAGCAATGCTTTCTTCTTGATTACCGATGTGCCGAATGGCATGAAGCACTTTGAGCGTACTTCGCTTGAAACTTCAATGGATGGAGACTTCGATACTGGTAACGTGCGCTATAAGGCGCGTGAGCGTTATTCGTTCGGTGTATCTGATCCACTGGGAATTTACGGTTCTCCCGGTACTTCGTAAGAAGTAAGATGTTCCAGAGGGGGGCTTCGCCCCTCTCTGTTTTTTTACCCTGACTGCGAAAGCAGACACTAGCCCCGACAGGAGTAACATATGGCTACTACCACTTTTTCTGGTCCTATTAAGACTGGAACCATTCGAGATACCACTGGCACAACTGTTGGCACTAATGTAGCCAATGTAGGTTCTGTTGTGATGGCCCAATCCGCTGCACCAAATATCACAGGCGCAAGCCAACTCAACCAGAGAATGGCAATAGTACCTGCCAACTCTCAAATCGTTGATGTAATTTTAAACGTTACTACCGTTGGAAATGACGGTGGAGCTGCTACTATTTCAGTTGGAACAGCGGCAGACGCAAATGCTTTTTTAGATGGTGTAAATACTAAAGCTCTCGCCACAACTCACGGAACGCTTGATACAGAAGCGACCAATGTTGGAACTACTGACCTAGAAGTTTTAGCTGATTTTACTGGAGCTAATGGTGACGGCACAACAGGCGTTGCAACAGTTACGGTTATGTATATTCAGAACAACAACCTTTCGTAGAATATAGGGCGAGGTAACTCGCCTTTTATTTAGGAGAATTCAAATGGCTGACTTAGTTACCAGTCAAACTATTCAGGATGGAGCCAAGGTTGCTATCTTGAAATTTACAAACGTGAGCGATGGCACTGGTGAATCTGGTGTTGTCAAGGTTGATGTATCTGCTCTTAACGCAGACCCTTTGACAGGGAAAGCGTGTACCGCAGTTGTTGTGTCTAGAATACAATTCGTCACTTATAAGATGGATGTTAAAATAGAATTTGATGCGACAACAAATACTTTAATTGCTTATCTTCCTGAAAATTATTCAGATGATTTAGATTATAGAGAGTTCAGCGGGATACCAAATAACGCTGCTGCGGGTAAGACTGGCGACATTGTATTTACAACAACAGGTGCTGCGTCAGGTGATGCCTACTCGATAGTGATGACTTTAAATAAGACTTACGGATAATATGAGAAGATACTACGGCGGCGGAACAGTAGCTAAGTTTAAAGATGGCGGAAGCACTAAGGATGCTTGCTACCGAAAGGTTAAGGCAAGATACAAGGTGTTCCCATCTGCTTATGCGTCTGGCGCTATAGCGAAGTGCCGTAAGGTCGGGGCTGCTAATTGGGGGAATAAGTCCAGTGGCAGTTCGTAAGACTGAGAAAGGCGCTTCTTTGAAGAGATGGTTCAAAGAAGACTGGAAAGATGTTCGCACAGGAAAAGCTTGCGGAAGAAAGAAAGACGAAAAAAGAGGCACTCCTTATTGCAGGCCAACAAAAAAAGTATCTAGCAAAACTCCTAAGACATCAGGAGAAATGACCGCCGCAGAAAAAAAGAAAAAAATTGCAGAAAAGAAAAAGCTTGGTCAACCTGCGGGTAAGCCAAGAAGGGTTAAGTCTCTTAAAAGGAAGAAAAGTAAATGAGCCTTTCTGAGTCTGACAAAAAAAAGCTTGAAAGGTACAATCTTAAAGGACTTAACAAGCCGAAAAGAACTCCTGACCATCCCACCAAAAAAGGTATTGTTGCTACTAGAGTTGATGGTAAAGTAAAAATTATAAGATTTGGTGATCAGAAAATGGGTCACAATTATTCTGCTGAAGCAAGAAAGCAATTTAAAAGTAGGCATGGTAAGAACATAGCAAAAGGTCCAAGCAGTGCTGCGTTTTGGGCAAACAAATTGTTTTGGTCTGGTTCTGGGGGGAGCAAGAAAAGTCCTCCTAAGTCTCAAAAGAAGAAGTATGTGTAATGCTTAGTAGATCACAGATGGGTAAAGAGATTATGGAATCGCCTGCTCAGAAGAGAAAAATTAAGAAAGTTATGTCCGAGTACAAAGCTGGAGATCTCAAGAGTAGTTCTGGTCAAAAAGTAACCAGTCGTGATCAGGCTATTGCTATTGCCATGTCGGAGTCTGGTTCTGTTGATAAGAAATTTAATGGTGGTAGGATTATTAACCGTGACGGCAGAGCTGTTCGTGGATTAACCAGAGGTGTGATCAGATAATGGCTACTAGCGGAACATACTCTTTCAATTTAGACATAGGCGATATTATAGAAGAGTCTTATGAAAGAGCGGGTGTAGAACTTAGAAGCGGTTATGATTATAGAACCGCTAGGAGAAGCCTAGATCTTTTAATGCTTGAGTGGCAAAACAGAGGGCTTAACCTCTGGACGGTGCAGTCTGGCAGCATTGTTTTAACTCCGGGGACAGGGCGTTATGCCTTACCTTCAAAAGAGCTGGATATTATTGAAGCGTTTATAAGGACGGATGCTGGTAATACTTCTAGTCAGTCTGATCTTATGATGCAAAGAATATCTGTAAGCCAGTATTCTCACCTAACAAATAAGTTAACTGAGGCTAGACCTTTGCAGTATTGGATTGAAAAAGATCCTTCACAGATAGCAATTAATCTTTGGCCTGTGCCGGATACTGCTGAAACATATACTCTATGCTATTACTATATGGAAAGAGTACAGGATTCTGGCAAACCTTCTTCTAACAATATGGATGTCCCTTCAAGATGGTTGCCTTGTCTTGTTTCTGGTTTGGCTTATCAAATTAGTGTAAAGAGACCTGAAGTTTCTGAGAGAGCGCCTTTACTTAAGCAAGTTTATGATGAGCAGTGGGAACTGGCTTCTGATGCAGACAGGGAAAAGGCTGCTTTGTATGTTGTGCCGGGAGGCTATCAATACTTATGAGCGGTTATGCTACTGGAAAAAAAGCTTTTGGGATGTGTGATCGCACTGGCTTTAGATATAACTTAAGAGATTTAGTTCCTCAAATAGAGGATGGTAGACCTAATGGTATGTTGGTTGGTCGTGATGTTCTTGACAAAGATCAGCCTCAATTACAATTAGGAAGAATAAGAATGAATGACCCTCAAGCTTTAAGAAACCCAAGACCTGATAGAGGTTTGACAGCTAGTAGGAGGTTGTTTTCTTGGAACCCTGTCGGTCTTGTCGGACTAGATATGTTCGGTCAGGTTGGCACTGTTAGGGTAGAGATAAGCTGATGGCTTGGACATATACGACACTAAAAACAGCTATACAAGACTATTTACAAACCACTGAGTCAAGCTTTGTAAGCAATCTTCCTACGTTTATTACTCAGGCAGAAGAAAGAATACTCAGAACTGTTCAGCTCCCAGATTTTAAAAAGAACGTTACTGCAAGTGTAACTAATGGTAATCAATATTTGGCAATGCCATCTGATTTTTTGTCTCAATATTCTATGGCGATTGATAACTCAGGATATGAATACCTACTTTTTAAAGACACTAACTTTATTAGAGAGGTGTCTCCAGACGTTACTGTTACTGGTGTTCCTAAATATTATGGGATATTTGATGATTCTAATTTCATACTTGGTCCTACGCCAAATTCAAATTATTCTGTCGAGCTTCATTATTTGTACAAGCCTCTGTCTATATCAGTAGATCCTAGCGGAACAAGCTGGCTTGGAACAAATGCTGAAAATGCACTTCTGTATGGTTCTCTAATAGAAGCGTATACTTATCTTAAGGGAGATCCTGATCTGATGTCCTTGTATCAATCAAAGTTTGATGAGTCTCTTGCCCAGCTTAAAATACTTGGCGAAGGTTACAATACAACAGACAACTACAGAAGTGGTGCTGTTTTTGTTAGGAGAGGATAATGCTTGGAGTAGAAGGTGATGCAAGTTCAGGTATGAAGTTTGAAGTTCATACAACTTCTCATCGGGGCTGGACTCCCGAAGAGTTGGCTGAAAGAGCTATGGAAAAGTTTATTGCTGTTAGCGATACAGCAGACCCCTTGCTAAAGAGTCAAGCTCTTGCATTCAGAGAAAATGTAAAAAGTCTTTTTGTTTTTTACATGAAGGAAGCTATTAGGTCTGACAGGACAACCGTCAGCGCCAAGCTTAATCAACAAGGCCATGCTGAATTGGCTGGAATTATAAATAAATTATAGGAGAAGCCCTTTATGGCTATTACTCAAGCAATGTGTACAAGCTTCAAAACGGAGCTTCTTAACGGCATACACGCATTTGGAACAACGGTCGCTCGTGGCGGTACAACGGCAGATACATTTAATCTTGCTCTGTATACAAGTTCGGCTTCTTTGAGTGCGGCTACTACTGCTTATACTACGTCTAACGAAGTATCTGGAACAGGATATACAGCGAAAGGAGGGGCGTTAACGACAGTAGCACCTACTAGTTCTGGAACTACAGCTTTTACTGACTTTAATAATTTGACGTTTTCTACAGCTACTATTACAGCTCGTGGAGCTATGATATTTAATGATACTCAGTCGGGAGATCCTGCTGTTGCTATCTTAGATTTTGGTGCTGATAAAACATCAACTGCTGGTGATTTCACTATTGTGTTTCCTACCGCTGATTCTAGTAACGCGATTATTCGTATCGCTTGACAGGTGTTAAATGGCTGATGTAACTGTACCACTAGGCGGGTGGGGTTATGGTAATTGGGATGCCAGCGAATGGGGCACTAACAGTCCTGCTTTACCTCTAGGTACTGGTCAGCTAGGAACTGCTACTGTTGCTGCTGGCGCTATTGTATCAGTAACAGGATTGTCTGGAACTTCTGCGTTAGGCACTGCTGTTGGTGTAATAGAAGCAACGGTTAATGTCAGCGGAGTATCAGCAACAGGTATTGCGAACTATCCAGTTTTTGATGCAATTGTATTTCTTGATGGATGGGGTAGTGTCGGTTGGGGTGAGCAAACTTGGGGCGATGGAAGCCTATCTTTTGAGGCAACCACTCAACTTGGAACTGTTACTTTTCAGCTTGGCGGAGCAGCATCTGTTACTGGGGTTGTTGGAACTTCAGCTCTTGGTGATGTTGTTGCTAATGCGGATGGCGCTATTGATGTTCTTGGCAATGCTTGTACAGGACAGATAGGTACAGCGTCTGTTACAGCAGATGCAAATGTATCTGTTACAAGTGTTGTAGGCACAACTGGCCTTGGCTCTGCTGGAGTTTTAGGTTCTGTGCAGGTTATTCCAACTGGGGTTGTTGGAACTTCGTCTCTTGGTGATGTCACGCCAAAAATTGATGTACAGTTTAATGTAACAGGAGTTTCGGGAACAACTGCTTTAGGATCGGCTACTGCATTCCTTGAGTTATTTGTTAATGTAACTGGTGTTCAAGGAACGACCGCTTTAGGTTCTGCTACCGCAAAAGGGGTAGCTAACATTAATGTGACCGGGGTTCAGGCTACTGGTCAGGTTGGAAATGTCTTAGTATGGAGTAAAATATCACCTAGCCCCGGAACTAGTTGGACGAATATTTCTCCCAACCCCGGAACTATTTGGACGGAGATTGCTGCATGAAGACAGTTAATGAAGCAAAAACAATTGATGGCGTTATAGACCCCAAGCATGAAATAGAAATTCTTTGTGCTAGTTGCGGTTATGATTTGAATGAGTCAGAGCTTGCAGCAGATACTTGCTCAGATTGCGGAGCGACTTTGTCGCTAAAACAAAACACAACGATTTATGCAACCAGCGTTCCCTCGGCGACGGGTGACGCTTCGCTATAGTCAGTGGAGATATAGATGGCTACTTATGTAAACAACCTAAGATTAAAAGAAATTGCTACAGGTGATGAAAGCGGCACTTGGGGTACAAGTACAAATACAAATTTAGAGCTTATTGGAGAATCGCTAGGGTATGCTACTCAAGCAGCTTTTTCTTCTGATGCCGATGCTACCACTACGGTTGCTGATGGTGCTTCAGACCCTGCTCGTGCGCTCTACTTTAAGGTTACTTCTGGAGCTTCTCTTACAACAACCAGAACTCTTACTATTGGACCCAACACAAATACACGAGTCATGTGGATAGAAAATGCTACTTCTGGCAGTCAGTCTATAAACATATCTCAGGGTTCAGGAGCTAATGTAACTATAGCTACGGGAAAAACTAAAGTTGTTTATTTAGATGGAGCTGGCGCAGGAGCCGCTGTGGTTGATGCGCTTGCCTTAGTTGAGGATATTACTGACGGCGATGTTGTTGGACCGGGAAGCTCAACAAACACCAACATTGTTACGTTTAGTGGCACTACAGGTAAGGTCATTCAAGATGGGGGTCAAGCACTACCTACAGGGACTATTGTGGGTACTTCAGACACTCAAACGATGACCAATAAAACAATAACTAGCCCTAGAATTGGTACTAACATTCTGGATACGGGTGGCTTAGAGTTAATAAATTTAACAGCGACGGCTTCTGCGGTTAACGAAATAACACTGGCTAATGCGTCTACTGGTAATAACCCTACAATAACGCCTTCGGGCGGAGACGCTAACGTAGGTCTTAACATCACCCCTAAAGGCACAGGCGAGTTTAACGTTACTTCTAGCTTTATGTCAGGGGTATTCTCGGATAGAGTCACTGCATTGGGTAACACGGGTACAGCTAAGACTATAGACTGTGATGACGGAAATGTTTTTACTGCGACATTAAACGGTAATGCTACGCTTACATTGGCTACACCTAACACTGTAACTAGCAGAGCAACTTCGTTCACATTGATTCTTACTAATGATGGGACACCGAACCGTACTTTGGCCTTTGCTGGAGGCACGTTTAAATATCCCGGCGGGTCCGTAAGCCGTACAACAACTGCCTCGGCAACCGACATCTGGTTTTTCTTTTCGCCAGACAACGGTACAACGTGGTATGTTACACTCCCTGCTAAAAACTTATCTTAATTTAATACACTAGAAGGAATATCGACATGGCGTTAACAGAAGAGCAA